TCTTATATCTACATGGACGAAGCTCTTTGCTACGCCTATTCCTGTGAAGCCTAGTTTAACAGCGTGTTCCACAACTGCCATTCTTTGCGCTCCACCTGTTACTTTTATATCTACTGCAATGCCTTGAGCGTGGGTTCCAGGTTTAGACTTCTTAGCCTCAATACTGTGACTAGGATCTCTATAACCAGAAGTAATGATAAAAGGAAACCCGCAGGCTTCCCTTAGCTCATCTAGCTTTGAAACAAACTTAACATTAATGCCGTTAACGCCTGTTTCTTGGCAATCAAAATCTTCTAACTTAAAGTATTTAAACATTAAGACTTCGCTTTAAATATTGTTGGGTTATTTTGCTGACCTGCTGCAAGCTGATTCATACCTTGACTAGACATATTCGCAAGCATACTCCCACCTTGACCACCTTGAGCGTTTAATCCTGGCTGTGCGCCAAAACCAAAGGCATTAAATTGTGGCCCCATTTGTCTTTGCCCCATTTGCTGCTGCTGTAGCTGCTGGAGAATTAGTGGGTTAGCTTCCGTTTGTGCTTGGAACCTATCGTAGCCTGCTGGTTGACCGCTATTTCTATTTCTATAATTTTGTGTTGCTTTTAACCAGATCCCTTTTGGATCCCCCTTAGCAGCCATTGCTTTACTTAACGCTTCCATACCAATCTTCTGACCATAAGTGCTATTAACGCTATCTCTAGCAGCCTGCATTGCTTGGAACTTATCGTAGCCTGGCTGTTGGTTTACAGCAGTATTTGTAAATAGATTTCCTGCGGCATTTGATTGATTTACAAGACCGCCAATTGCGCCACTGGAATTAAATCCATCAAGTTTGCTATTATTATAAGAATCTATAGCAACGCCTCTTGCAGCCTGCATTGCTTGAAACTTATCAAAGCCACTCATTCCTGATTGAGTCTGACCTAATACAGGATTCTGGCTACGATTGGCCATCATCTGGTTAAATCTATCTTTTCCAGCCTGAAGCCTAGCTTCCATTTCTTTTTTTTCTTCTAATTCTTTTTCTTCTCCAGAAGCGCCGGATGAATAGATTCCCATACCCATTACGATCCACCTCCGCCAAATAGACCGTAAGCTGCTAATCCAGCACCCACTGCTGAAGCTGCATTGCTGCCACCACCGCCACCACCGCCAGAAGTATTGCTAATTGAGCCAAGGTTAACTCCCGTAATGCGGCTACCCAATCGATCAAGCGCAGTCTCAGGAGCTTCCTGCTGGAATCTAAAGCGCTCTCTATCAGCGTTAATAAGGGCTTGCTCGTAAGCATTCTGTTGAGCACCAACAGCAGAGACAGTCCTAGCCGGCGCTAAAAGGCCGCTCTGGACGCTGCCAAGGTTCTGAATGGCATTCTGTTGATTACGCAAGATAGCTTCTGTAGCGGCTCCTGCTGTAGCCTCAGCAGCACTCTGCTCTTGGATGCGCTGTCGATCACCGCCAAATGCACCCTGTTGAATAGCTTGACTGCCAATTCCAGGAAGGATCTGGCTTTGTAAGTTAGCAACTAGCGGGTTAATGACCGCTTGGCTTTGCGCTGAGTTAGGATCGAACGCTGCACTCAAGTTCTGAGCAGCTTGCATTCCAAGGCCGCCTTGAATGCCGGCAGCATCAAGACCCAACTGTTGACCAGCTAAAGTATTAAAACCTTGATCCGCTACTGTCTGACCTGGATAGAACTGTTGTGGGCCAGCATCAAATGCAGCCTGAGACATACCAAATAATTCAGTTAAAGCCTTTTCCTGCGCTGGAAATGGTTTAGTTGTTGTTGTTGTATCTGCTGGTGTACTGCTTCCGCCGCCTTTCATATTACTCCTCGTATTCTTTAATTAATACTTGATATGCTAATTTAAATTCTGGGTATATTTTTGTCCAACCAACTCTTCCGGGAACGACTGTGGCTTCTGCCCCTTCAGCCTTTCCCCACTCTTCTAGGTTGTCCATAATCAGTTTAAAATCCTTTACTTGATTTGCATCTCTAGCTCCTGCAAACGGGATTTCTAAAATTGTTTTTTGTGGATACTTAACTATTCTTGTGGTGCATACAAAATCTACAGTGTCGCCAAATAAAACCCACAACTCTTGTTTTCTTTCTTTTAGAATTAAGTATAAATCGTTAATATCTATCCCACCCTCTGAATAGCCTATCGCCTTATCAAGTAATGGCGCGCAAACATTCCAAACTTTGTCAATTTGGTCTATTTCTAACTTTACTAAATTCTTTTGCATTTATCTCTCTATTCTCTCTCTATGTCTTAGCTTGCGTAACTATCCAATTTGACCCATCTGAAAATACTGTTATTGCCTCAAACTTCCTATTAACGGTAAAGGTCTGAGCGTCATCAATTAAAAAGCCAGAACCCGCATCCAATATAATTGTATTAAGCCCAAAAGTAGTGTCGTCTGAAATAAACTGAATAGTTCTAAATGATTGAGCAACTGGAGAAGGTAGATTCAATGTCCATGATCCTCCGCCAGTATTGCTAAGCATAACAAAGTCATTGCTTTGAGTGTAATTAACAACAGACCCACCAGCCTCTGTAACAGTAAAAGGCTCCATATCCTCACTAGCAAAATGTATCCACCCAAGAATACCATCTACGTCTGGGTTCACATAGTCGTAGCGATAAAGACCTTTAGTCGTATGGTTGCTAAAATCAGTAGTAGAGCCATCGGAATACATGATCATTCCAATCTTAGGGTTTGCCACTGGTGACGCTTGAGGAATAAAGGTTAACAACGTCTTCATGTCATCGATTCTTTGATTAAGCCTTCTTAGCTCATCCTCAAGTACCGGTCGGTTATAGTCCGCTGGAAGATTAGCCATTATCGCTCACCTTCCATTCGACCTTGAACCACTAGGTTAGTAATTGTCCAGTTATCAGCAGAGCCATTGCTTTCGATTTTAATGGTGATGTATCGACCGGCAGCTCTAATTGGGAAGCTCTTGAATGTGTCGTCAATAATAAAGCTATCTTTATCTAGGAATGTTGGAGTGGCATCAATAGTGTTAGACCACCCAACAGAGAGTCTAGGGTTCCCTTCTCCCTCTTTACCTACACGAATAGCTGATATTTCTTTAATTCTATCAGCATCATTAAGATCGTGAGCTTTAGTGATTGCAAACACGCTAGGGTTAGCTAATGATGGAACATTTCCTTCTCTATAAAAGTTACCAATAGAGTCTGCCGATAAAGCTGTATGGAATACGCCTCTATCTAAATAAGCAGAGATAGTTTGATCTCGCATTCCCCATTGGCCGGTCTTGTAGTTGTAATATATTTCCTTAGTGATACTCGCAGAATCTATAGGTACGCCCCATACAACTTCATTTTCTTTTGAGTTGTCAAAGCCATATATTTGTGCAAGCTCTGACTGCGCCACATTATCTCTAAAGAATTGGTTCATACCGCTTTCACGGCCAATCATTTGTACAGAAGATCCATCAGTAACAAAGAATCCATCTCTGCTTACGCCGTAGTTTTTGCGTCCAACGGAAATAACTGAGTTAGGAGACACTGCTCCAATACTACCCTCTAAAGCTACTTGATAGCCAAATATGTTAGGTAAGCCAACATAGTTTACTACGAACATTTGAGTGTCTGTGTAAACCGCTAAACCATTACCTAATTGGCATACACAACGTATGGGAGTCTCTGCCTCACGAATTAACAAGCTACCAGCAGTGTTTGTTGCTGCACCCACCCAGTCGTCTAGATTGTCTGCGCTACACCATGCAAAGCTTGTACTGTAATCTACAGCGCCTTTAGTGTAGTTAAACGCAAGCATGTGCGGGCCTTGACGGTGGAAACACTCTAATGAATCAAAGTCGATGTTAGGAACTGTTGCTGTGCAAGTAAACCCGCTACCTCCTCCGCTAGGCGTGCCCAGACTTATTACTTGCCCGCTAGATATTCCTGAACCAAAGTTTGTTATTGCAAACGCTGTTATAACACCACCAACAACTTCTGTAACCTTAATGGCAAAAGTGTTTGCTGGGGTTCCACCATCAGTCATACCTGTTATTGTGTCATTGACAGCGTAACCTATACCCCCTGACAGTATTGTTGC